GCATTAAGCAGACTACTTAGTGATGAGTATCAGGATAAAGCACCTACACTAGGATTCGTTCCTCTTAAAGGTGACATTCTTGAGAAGTCTCGTGCTGCTGTTGACAGGATCGGCAAGTAGTGCTATGGTATTATTATGGAAAAGATGAAACTGATAGGGATAGGTCTGGGAGGAATCCTAGGCGTATCCCACCTTGCTATGATAGGTACGCTTGCTACTCGTAGTAACCTACCAACATTAAATGTACCAGTCAATGAGTACACATCTTACAGAGCAAGAGTTACT